TTAGCGCATCAGTTGCAGATTTTCATGATGACGGAACAAACATACCGTTTGATTCATTAGGCATATCATTTGAAGCGGATCAAGTCATCAATCGGGCAGCGGTCGCCATCGCTGGCGGAAACCAACAAATCGCAGACGACGCAGCCAGCCAAACAAAATATTTTATACAAACAATTAGCATTACAGATTCGCTGTTACACAACAACACAGCAGCGCTAGCGCTGGCCAACTATTTGCTATCACCTGAACCTGAGGCACGGTACACAGCCGTCGGAACCAACCTAAACAAATTGACCACAGCGCAGCGCGACACGATTGCCATAGTCGACATAGGCGACACAATCACCATTGAAAAATCATTTGCCAGCGGATCAGGCACAACAGAATTAGCGCAGGAACTAAGTGTCGAAGGCATAGAACACACCATTACGGTCAACAACGGCCATTCGGTCATGTATTTCACGGCACCAACAACTATCGTTTATGAACTAATTTTGGACGATCTAACCTATGGCATCATAGACGCGCTAAATGTTTTAGGATAATGTAAAGGACACCTATGGCAATACAAGACTTCACAGCAGGCCAAGTTTTAACGGCCGCACAAATGGATTCGCTACAGGCGAACGATTACAACTGGACCGTTTCAACAAAGACTGTTAGTTATGTTTTGGTTGCGGCCGATAAAGGCACACGCGTTGTGATGAACGCGGCAGGCGCAACAACGATCACGGTTAACACAAGTTTGTTTAGTGCAGGTGACACTTTGTTTATTCAAAACATTGGTGCGGGTACTTGTACGATTACGGCAGGCACGGCAACAGTAACGACTGCTGGCTCATTAGCGTTGGCACAATGGGGAGGTGGCACGCTTTATTTTACTAGTGCTAGTGCTGCTATTTTTTTTAGCGGTGGCCCACCAACTTACGGTACAGCAACAGGCGGCATAGGTTCACCAACGGCGGTCACTATTGGCGGCGTAAATTACGAGTATTTAACATTTAACTCGACTGGTACTTTGACTGTTACTAGAGCAGGGTTTTTTGATTATTTAATTATTGGTGGCGGTTCAGGCACTTCTTATTATGCAAGTGCTCGTCGTCCGTCAGGTGGTGGTGGTTGCGGTGCGGTTGTTTGTAACTCGATTTATTTAAGCGCAAATCAAACAATTACTATTGGCGCTGGCGGTTCGTTTACTGCGTTTGGCACAAGGTCAACGGGTAGCAATACAACGATCGGCGCAAGTTCGCCGTTTAATCCGCTTGCGGTCGGTAGTCGAGTTTTTACAGGAACTGAGGACGGTTCAGTTACACAACTTCAAATCGCTGGCGGTTTAGGCGGTTCGGCTGGTGGCGCAGCAACGGCATACGATTTCGGTTTAGGTTTTAACGGCGGCAATAGTTTTGCAACATCAGATTATGCAGGCGGCGGCGGCGGCGGATTTACAGCGGCAGGAGCGGCGGCAACAGGCGGCGCAATCGGCGGCACGGGCGGCGCAGGTTTCGACATAAGCGCATTTATTGGCGGTAGTGCTAGTTACCGCGCAACGGGCGGCGGCGGCGGCGCAGCAACAACACCAGGCACGGGTGGCAGTTCTAACGCATCATCAAACTCAGGCGTGACAACGGCGGCGGCGGCTAACGCTGCAGCAAACAGCGGTTCAGGCGGCGGCGGCGGAAACGCAAATCCATTAACATCAGGCAACGGCGGTAGCGGAGTTTGTTTTATTAGGTACAAGGTTTAAATATGGCACATTTTGCAAAAGTTACAAACAACATTGTCGAGCAGGTAATTGTTATTGCTAACGACGATTGCGGCGGCGGCGAATTTCCCGAAAGCGAACCGATCGGTCAAGCGTTTATAGCGTCATTAGGTTTAGACGGTTTATGGTTGCAGACCAGTTACCACGCAAATTTTAGAGGTTGTTACGCATCGGCAGGTTGGACATTTGACGCAGATTTAGACGAATTTGTTGCACCAATACCTGAACCTGAAGAACCATAATGCAATGCGATATGGGCTATTTGCGCTAATACTTATGTTGACGGCTTGCGAAACAACACGCGACAATAGCGACAAGATCGGCACACGCGCACTTATATGCAATGTGCCTGATCGATGCGGAATAACACCATGAACCGATACCGATATACACCAAACGAATTACATGCACGCATGGTTGTAACTGTGGGCGTGCTATTAGCAATCGTGTTTAGTTTGATCGTGCTAGGAATGATTTGGGGCCTGCTGTTTGTATCGCAACCGCTGGAACAATCACCAAACGACGCAGCGTTTATAGATTTGATGTCGACAATTGTTGTGTTTTTAACTGGCACATTGTCGGGCCTTGTTGCTTCAAACGGCATAAAAAACAAAACAATTTCGACAGATGACTAAACCGTACATTGTCACAAAACAGCCAGTCGTGACATCGGCGTTGGCTGGTACAAACAAATGGGTCGAATTGTGTTGCAAACATTCTGACGGATCGTTGTGGAACAACGGCACATTTGTCAATCGTGATGTTCGCGGCAAGCCAGGAATTATTAGCAATCATGCACGCGGTCTCGCAACAGATTTGTCTTACAGATGGCAGGCACAACACAATCGCGGACGGCAAGACGGCCGCAAAATATCGTTGGCATACATGAACAAATTGCTAGAAAACGCTGACACGCTAGGCATTCAACTTGTGATTGATTACGCGTTAACACGCAGTTGGAAATGTGACAGAGGCACATGGCAAGCAGGCAAATTTGAGACTGGCGACTGGTGGCATGTCGAAATAGAACCGCGTTTAGCGCATGACCCTGAGGCCGTAAAACAAGCATTTAGCGCGGTTTTTGGCCCATCACCGAAAGCCGCACCGCAATCTGTCTAGGCTGGTTGACCTACCGAGAAAGTAGGTCTACATGACACTCATCACCAAAACAGCCATATCGCTATTCATTAGCGCCATGTCAATATTTATGTTGGCAAAACCGCCAGCGCCAACTGCACAAGAAATGCAACCAGCGCCAATCACGGTTTGGCAAGGTCTAGAACAACCTGCGCCATTACCCACCACAACTGTCCAAACTACGCCTATAACGCAACCTGACGCGTGTGGCGCGGTGTTTAACATGGCTAAACATGTCGGATTCCCTGAACATGAACTGGCCACAGTTGTCGCTGTTGCTTATCGTGAATCGCGTTGCCAGCCTGACGCATTTAACGCAACCGACCCAAATGGCGGATCAAACGGTGTCATGCAAATCAATCAATTTTGGTGCAAACCATCGCGTTACTGGCCAAACGGATATTTGCAGGCGTACGGTCTAATCAAAACATGTGACGATCTTTTTGATTTAGAACACAACATGCGATCAGCGTTAGCGATCTATCGATACAGCGAAGGCTGGCGCGCATGGTCACTTTAAAACACTTGTTTTTGGCAACAGTCCTAACTGCGTACACCTACCTGATAATGTCAGTCACCAACAAACGAAAGGCAAGAGATGACCGAGAACATCGACCCAAGAACTGACCCACAGTTCAAAGCACTAATGCAAGTAATGCAAGATATCACAAGCCAAAAAGTGCCGTTAGTGCAACCGCACGAATTAGCGGCGCGAAGCACACTTAGAGCGTTACAGCACATTATTGACGATTCAAATGCGTTAGACGATTCGGATTTGATTGACACATGCAACCAGGCGCGCATTGAAATCAAATATTTGTGCAGCATCATCACCGATCTGCGCGAAGCATTGGCGGCGCGTGATCGTGACATTCGATCTTTGCAGGAACGCAACAATTATCAATCAGCAGAAATTCAGCGTTTAGAAAACCAGGTGCATCGTGCCAATTAGCAAATATTTGTTTACATTTACCGACGATGAACTAATTGCATCACGCAATTGTTTAGATAGTCGCAACGAATTCAACGACAAATACAAAGTGCGAACAGATCGCACAGTCTGCCCGACCGACCCAAACAAAGACTGGCAAAGCATTTTAAGTGAACTTGCAGTCGCAAAATTTTTAGGTGTCGAATACAACTATGCGACCGAACCAAACGCTAAAAGATATGATGTTGGCGATTGTGTCGAAGTGCGGTCATCGTTGCATGAACGCGGCCATTTAATCGTGTACGAATACGACAACAAACCTGGTGCTTATGTGTTCACAACCGTTGATTTGAATGAACCATCGGTGACAATTTGTGGTTGGCGTGATCTTGTTGATTGTCGTTTAGACAAATATTGGCGCACAACACCAAAAGTGCGAAAAGAATCATGGTGGATTCCACAATCCGATTTGCATGACATGAAATCGTTGCATGAACGGCTGGTGTTGGCATGACACAGAATTTCATGGACAATTATGTCGATGTTGCGACACGGCTAAAAATTGCGTTTGAACGCTGGCCCGAAATGCGGATACAAGAAACAGCGCGCGAAGTAATTGAAATGCCTGACAAATCCTGTTTCATTCGATGCACAGTCACTATTTGGCGTAATCCTGATGATCCGATTCCAGTGATCGCGTCAGCGTGCGAAATATATCCAGGCCGCACACCATACACAAAATTCAGTGAATCAGAAGTTGGGTACACATCAGCGGTTGGTCGTGCGTTGGCATATGCAGGCATTGGGGCAAATAAATCGCTTGCATCGCGTGACGAAGTTATGGCCGCACA